GTTGGAGTCGGGCCGCAGCTGCGGCAGTTACTCGCCACCGATCCGCTGGGCGGCCAATGGTGCCTTGGATCGCAGCACCTACGGCAATGGCGTGCCGGTCGCTAAGTCCCTTCTCGATCTGCGTGGAAAATCTGCTCGTCTGTCATCCTGTGCGTGCGAGTCCCGAGCGGTGCCCGCAACGGCGGCAGGTTTTGCCACCGTTCCGATGCCGCTCGTCGTTCTGCCTCTTCCGCCTGGTACTGCGGGCTGTTGACTTCCTCGATGTCACGGTCAAGCCGGTCAATCAGTTGCCTGTGCCTGCGGTTCGCCGTCAGCCGGTCCTCGTCAGGTTCGTAGTCGTCCATGACTGTGCCTTTCCTCAGAACGGGATGTCATCGGCACCAGCCGCAGCCTTGAACGTCGCCGCAGCCTTCTGCGGGAGCGTCTGACGCTTGGGTGCTGCCGGCTTGGCGACCAGCGGCACGTACTTCTTCACCACCGCCGACACGTTGCCAGACTTGGACGTGTAGTGAACGACCTCGACCGTCACTTCCCGTCCTTCGATGTCGCTGGGCACGACACGCAGCGTGTTGCCATCCGGCACGATGCCGAGAGCGTCGGCCAACTGCTTCGCCATCCACGGCAGATGCTTCGGCAAGTCGTGGAAGACGAACTTGTGGTTGCCGACAGCCAGCCGCAGCTTCAGGCAGATGCCGTCAGGGTTGCTGGTCTCGTCCACCTTCCACTGATTCGGGCCTTCCTCGGCCTTCTTGATTACCGCCGTGTGCGTGCCGACCGGCACGATGGTTCGCTCCTCGGGCAGCGTCTTGTGAACGTCAGCCGGGAAGTCCTCGTCGATGTTCATGTCCCAATCCATGAGCCTGCGTCCTTTCGCTTAGAGAGTGAGTCCGTTCCGCTTGTCCGTGATCGCTGCCGCCAGTTCCGTCGCTGTCGCCTGCGAGATCCGCCCCTCGGTCAACCGCTGGGCAATCCGCTGGTTCAGTCTGTCGAGCACGTCAACGCTGGTGGCGTCGCTGATCGCCTTCCTCGCACCGTCGATGACCGTCTGATCCTCGAGCGGCTTGCCGCCAGAGAGCCACTCGGCGATCCGCTCGCCGGTCTGGACGTTGATGGGCTTGGGATCGCCAGCGAACAGGCCCGTGCGGTCCTTGCTGACCGTCGCGTAGTGCCCGTCATGGATCAGGTCCAGGACGGTGGTGAACTCAAACTCCAGCCCGTCGCGGGCTTCCAGCTTCATCCCGAGTTTCGCCACCTTCTTCTTGCCGTGGTCGTCCACTTGGGCAGTCTCGGTCTTGCTGCGACCAGAGCAGATGACGTGGGCAGGCGACCGCAACAACTTGTCCACGAACGCCCGCCAGCGTGGCGTGATGACGCTGAACGCCGACCACGTATTGCCACGAAACTGAGCCTTCGCAACGTCTTCGAGAAGCTCCAGGCATCCGCCCGAGCCGCTCCAGCAGTGCGTGACGCTGTCCACGATGATGACTTCGTAGCCAGCTTCTTCGGCTGCGGTGATCGCCTCGATGTACCGCTCTGGCGTGAACGGCGGGCGAAGGTCGATCACGTCGAAGTCGTGCAGGTGCTCGTAGAGATCGCTGCTGCCTTCCTCCGTGTCGATCACCATCGTCCTGCCGCCAAGCCCCTTGGCGATTTGCAGAGCGCCCCAAGTCTTTCCCGAGCCGCTCGGGCCTGTGAGAAGCAGCCGCAGCTTGGTTGCCGACCGCTTCGCCTTTCTGATCTGTACCGTCATGTCCGTGTCCTTTCGTGTCTGTCCGTCCTGAAAAAGCCGCTTTCGCATCCTGCTAGGCGGCACGTATTTGCGTCCTTGCTGCTGGCGACTCCGTCGCCCTCCTTTCCGCTCGCTGCGTCCTGCTGGCAAGCGTTTCTTGTGCGTTCAGTGCGTGATGTCCTTGGCCGGCACGGCGAGCCATGCGCCGCCGACGTCGATGGTCAGGCGGTCGCCGTCGATCCACTCGACGTGTCCAGACCACCTTCGCCCAGCCGTCAAGCCAGAGACGAAGTCGCCAACGGCGGGCGTCTGCTGCGTGCCGTAGGTCTCGGTCATGCCGGCGACGGCGGCGGCGTATTCGTTGATGTGTGCGTCCATTGCGTTGAAACTCCTTGGTGTCTATCTGTGCATCGCCCTGGAGAGGGCCGGCAAGATAGGGGGGGGGGGGGGGGTGCTCAATAGGGGGGGGAAACTGGCTATACGTGCAGTGCTAGTTGACCGTGAGGGGAAAACCTTTCCTTTGCGGGGATGCGCTGAACACCCGTACACGTTGGGGCGATCATAGCGTCGGTTGCTAGAGGTGCAAGCGTTTTTCTCCGAGTGGTGATTGGGGCTGGAAACATAGGGCTTTGCGTGTTTGCTGGTTCCGCTTTCGGAATGATTTGTGGAGTGTGTACCCGAATCGGAACCAATCGTCAACTGAGGAGGTTTCTGGCGATGCTGATGGCAAGGTCAATGGCGTGCGCCACGGCCTGCGATACCTGCGAGTCGGTGCCTAGCTCCTGGCCGAAGCGGATGAAGGCGAGGGCTTGAATCATTGAGTTGATGCGGCGTTTCATCGCGTGGCCCTCCTTGGCCCTGAGAATCCTGTGTGTGAAGTGCCACCCGTTTCGCAGCTGTCGGCAGGCCGGGTGGCCCCACCAAAGACATTCACCGCCGCTTTTTTGCCGGTTTCTTTTTTGTTGGCGATAAAGGATTTGGTTCTAAGTCTGCGTGTTCCATTCCGAGCCACCAAAAAGCCATGTAGTAATCGCTAGCGACAGAATTTTCGCTGCACTCACTAATGCTGCCTCGCAAATATGGGTCTTGCAACAGCCAGTTCCACGCTGAAGCAATTGCTGTCGCTGCATAAAGGCCGTGCTCGCCGTGGCGATCCAAGATTCCTTGCATTGCGTTGACGAGTTCGAGGCCATCAATTTCCATGTCGTCTACCGAGTGCCAGTGGTCAGCAAACGGCTTGAGCTTGTCGCATGCTTCTAAAAAAATAGCTCGCTGCCAGCTGACGCGCTTTGTTTTCTTCTTTGCCATGTGAGTAAGTTCCTTTTGCCGGTGGGCCGTTGTGCTAGTTGATGCAATAGGCGGCCTGGATCATGCCTCGAATGGCGTCAGTCTTGTAGGCGGCAAGGGCAGCGTCAACCGTGGCGAACCGCTTGCCCATCCCACGCCAAGCACGGTTCATCGCGTTCTGCACGACGACCTGCACGTAGTTGGTGGCACCACGGCAGACCACCACGAGGGCGGCGTGCTTGCCGCACTGCATCTCGACGTAGAGGTAGTTGTTTCCGAGAGCGGTTTGGCGGCTGGTGTCGATTACGTTGATTTCCATTTTTGAGCTTTCTTATTTTGTGGTCGTGCTGCCCGCTGGCCCAGTTGCCAGCGGGCGTGGCTGGTCAGCGGTAGGCGGCACGCGCCGCCTTGGCGTGCATAAGGATGTGGATCATGTAGCCGCATTGGCTACGGAAAGCGAGGTTCAGCTCGGACTGAATCTCGGCGTCGGTCGAGTGGGCCACGTACCACGCGGCAGCGGCCTCGATGTCGTTCTGGTTCCAGCGGTCAGCGTTCATCGTTTCGTCTCCGGTTCGTGTCCTGCGAGTCTCACTTGCTCGCATGCCCCAATGATACCGATATCGGAACCATTGGCAAGGGGGCTTGAAAAAGATTTTTTTCTGTGCATTTTCCCCGTGAAAACAGGGGGTCAGCCGGGCTTGAATCCCTCAGACCGCTTCCGCTCCCGCCCCTCGGCCTTGCCAGCCAGAGCCGCCAGAGCCTTCACCGCAGCCTCGTCGAAAAGGTACGAGCCGCCGACAAGTTCCGTTTCGAGCTTGCCGTCTTTCGCCAGCCGGCGTATGTACCGCATCGTGCAGCCGTACGTTTCCGCCGCCTGACGGCAGGAAATCAGCTTTCGGCCACGATGGTTTTGAAGTGCCATGATCATGCCACCAATCGTACCGATTCGGGTACCCAAGTCAAACTGCACCGAATCGTTGCCCCTGACCGCGTCAACCCCATAAAATCCGTCTAGCCGGTCAAAAGTATGAGCGGAGGGCATGGGCATAGGTCGGTCGTATACCACGATCCGCTTGTGCATGTAGTTACCTTGGGCTCATCACGGCACGGAGCCGACCGCGAGGTACGCGGCGGCATGTGTCACGGATGACAAAAGCCACGAGGTGACACGATGACCCTGCGAGAAATCTTTACCGAGCGATACGCCCCGCTGCATGACCTGTCCGACCGAACGATCATCCTCTACGGGCAGACGCTCAACAGGTTTGATGAGTTCCTGACGCACCCAGCAGAACTGGCTGACTTAGACGATTTGGTGGTCAGCCGATTCCTGCGATGGCTGGCGAAGCGGCCTGACCCGCGTGGCAATCTGCCATCAGCCAACACGACGCTCAAGCACCGCACGCAGCTGTCTGCCCTATGGTCTTTCTGCGCGAAGAAAAGAATGACAGCCGCAGACGGCAAGATGGTTGAGTTCCCGGCCCTTGCCCGCATGCGTGCCGTGGAACGCATCCCAAGGGCATACAGTCACTCGGACGTCGAGAAGATCGTGCGTCGAGCCAAACGCCGCTACGGCAGCGTAGGCGGGCTTCCTGCGCCGTGGTGGTGGATGACCATCTGCATGACCGCCTGGACGACGGCAGAGCGTCTAGGTGCACTGCTGACGCTCAAGTGGGGCGAGGTTGACCTAGACCGCCGCATGATCACGTTCCTCGGCGCGAACAGGAAAGGTCGCACCAGAGACATCCAGCGAGCGATCACGCCGCAGCTTGCCGAGATGCTGCGAGTCCACCGCCGAGGGGAAAACGATCTTGTCTGGCCGTGGGATCGACAGATTGGCAGCATTTGGTGCAGCTTGAAAATGCTGTGCAAGCAGAGCGACGTCACCTATAGGGGATTCCACGGCTTTAGAAAGGCTTCGGCGAGTTATTTTGAGGCGGCTGGCGGCTCGGCAACTGCCCTGCTTGATCACGACCGGCCAGCCACCACCAAGCGTAGCTACCTCGACCCTGACATCGTGCGTGGCGGTCCATCGGCTGCGGACCTGTTGCCACCGCTGAACCTTGACGACAAGGAAGACGAGCAAAAGCCGCCGGAAAAGCCAGCGGCGTGAGCCTGTGGCAAAACCTCGGCTCTTATTTGCAACGACCGAGGTTTCGTCACACTTGACGCCCTAGCCACAATGCCCATACGTCGCCCGGCGGGCAGGCAGCGGAACGATAAACCGTGTCGCCGAACCCGCCGGGCGGCGTTCTCTGTTCGCGAATCAAGAACATGCCACACGTCATCCTTCGCTTCCGTTTGCCCGAAGAGCAGGCCGAGTTCACCGCTGCCATGCAGGGCGCTGACGCCAAATCTGCGATCTGGCAGGTTGACCAGTATTGCCGTGGCGTGCTCAAGCACGGCGAGCCGTCAGCGGAAACGCGGCGGCACCTAGAGGAGATCCGCGAAACGCTCAGAGAAAGGCCGGGGCTGCTTGATGACTGACATCGTTGAACGACTTCGGACGTGGTGCCACGCCGCAGATGCGGAGTCTGCACAAGACCTGATGGACGAAGCCGCGAACGAGATCGAGCGACTGCGGAACGGTGCAGCATGCCCGCACGTTCGCGGCACGGTAACGCAGCATTGCTCGCTGAACTTCACGCTGACCGACGAGGAGCGGGAGGCGATTAGGTGGTTTTCGCAGTTGTCATACGGCGAGGGCGGCAGAGTGCCAACTTACGCCGCAACGCTTCGCTCTCTGCGGACTCGACTGCACACCTAATCGCACAAATCGTCATGTTATGTGCAGCGACACATCCCCCAAACGTGTTGCAAACGCGACGAAAAAGCGACGTTTGCCGATACGATCAGTCGAAGATGTGCAGCTTCGCCGCCTGCCTTCTCGCCATCGCTTCCACCCTGGCTGGCTTGCCGGGCTCAGACGGCAGCCTATCCGGTGGCGTCATGAACGCTTCAATGTCCTCGGCCAGTGCTGCCGCTCGGTACTCCACCTCGCGGACAGTGTCGAGCACTAGCGTGTGATCGCCTGCCTTGGCTCTGTCGCACAACTCGCCCTGCCCGCCCTTGCGTGGGTCGTAGAGCAGTTCGATCGTCCAAGTGATTCGGGCACCGACGCGAGCGAGTTGCGTCAGCCACTTCCGCAGCTGCGGCGAGAGCCTTTCGGGCATGCGGCGTTTCTTGCCCTTCGGTGGTGGCAATTCGTCGTCGCTCAGTAGTGACCGCTGGACCTCGCCCATGCGTGCGAGTGTCGTCAACGTGTCAAGTTTTCCGTGCTTCCCGGCAAGCCTGCCGCATCCACGTACGGTTCGCCATGCTCTCGAACCACAGCCGGGCGAACGACTCGACGGCGTCAGTGCCGACATCGCTGTAGAGTTTCTGGAGTTCCGGCGAATCGCCCCACATGGCTTCGACGTCTTCTCGCACCTTGGCGATCAAGACCTTGGCGTCACGCACTGCTGCCATCTCGCTTTCTGGCTGCGCCCTAGCGAGCTTCGTCCAGTGCTCGCAGTTCCAGCAGCGACAGACGGCGTCCACGAACTCATCGAACGCACGCCCAGCCTTGACGGCTCGCGGGCCGACCTCTTCTCTGAGCCGGCCACGCAGGTGCGCCAGCATCCCAGCCGGCGCGTCACTCACCGTCACCTCTTGCCCGCAGGCGTAGTAGGTGCAGCAGGCGTGAGCGACGCGCCGGGGGAGGCTTTGCACTTGCACGACGCCGGGCACGGGCACGGCGTCCGGTGCCCGTCTCCATGGACGATGTAGCCACGCCCGCCGCAGTCCGTGCAGCAGCCCGGTTTAGGCTCTGGCTTCGGTTCTGGAGCCTTGTCCGGTGCCGTGGCGGCATAGGCCACTGAGACCGCCGCCGAGGCTCTAGGAGCCTCTTGGTCGATCTGTGCGGGATCAGCCGACAGAGCGGCGAGCACCGAGAGGATGTATTGCCACATGCGTCTCACCATCCTTGCCCGTGATTGATCACTCTGTGCCCGTGCTCGTCTACCCGTGCGTGTACGACGTAGTGCTGCGGCTCTGCCGGTGGCGGCTCGACAAACATCATCGTCCACAGTCCAAGGCGGGCGAGCCGCTGAATCAGTCGCAACACCGGGCGGCTCGGCTCGGGCTTCACTGGGCTGTAGTCCGATGTCGCTGCCCACCACGTCAGCATCACTGCGACCAGGCCCACGACGACGGCGGATTGAATCTCTCGTTTGGTCATCGGTCCACGCTCCACAACGAGTACAGGAACATCACGACGCAGGCACCGATCACGCTTCCGATAAGACCAGCAGGAGCGTCGCCAAACGGCAGGCCGCCCGCGAGCGAACCGATGATGCCGAGTCCGATGGTGGGCACCCAGCCCTCGGGACAGCGTCCCGGCATCAGCCACTTGGCGATGCCGCCGGCGATCGCGCCGAATACGAGCCACATGACGAGCGACATAGGCGTCTCCTACTGTGCGAGATGGAATGTGTCAGCGATCAGGCGAGCGGGCGACGGCTTGCGAGCCTGCTTCTCAGGCGGCGCAGGGGCGAGCCAGTTGCCGTGGTGAATGTCCCGGTACTTGAAGCCGTCCGTGTCGCCGATGGCCCATGCGTCTTCGAGCATCCGAGTCTCAACGACAGAACGACGAGCCCAGTACGAGCCGTCTGGCATGTCTGCCGGAACCTTCGGGCCTGCGATCCAGTTTGGCCCCCACGAGTTCAAGATCAGCACCAAGTCGTCAGGCGAGCCATTCTTCTTGTGGCGGATCGCTATTGCTACTTGTTGGTGCATCCATGTGCCGGATGCTTCGGCGATTCCGTCCTTGTTGCGGACAGACTGAAAGCCTTGGCTAGACGCGAGAGTTACGGGATAGCCAGACTCGATAGCCGCAGCCAGTTCTGCCCAAGTGCGGACGGCGACCACATGCCGCAGCGGGTGCTTTTTCGCCTCGGCATCCAAGCGGCCCGCGTCGCCCTGGCCGCCGCAGCCGTAGGCACCGTACTGCTTCGCACGCTCGCCGGAATACTCTGTCAAATCAACGGTCGGATACTTCTGCCGATAGACCACGCCGTACTCGCGGAGGAACTTGGCGACGCCGAAGCCAGTGGCACCATCGGAGAATCCGCCGTACGGCTGGGCGCCATCACCCGGCTTTCCTCGGGCTTCGACGCGAGCGCCACCGTACAGTGGCTCGGTAGCCGGCAGCAGCGGTGGCTCTGGGAGTTTGCCAAGCGACCATGAGACGGCATCCGCAACAGCCACGGCGTGCATCCCGCCCCAGCTGGTGCAATCACCGATGAGTTGCCTGCCGACGACAAACGGCTTGCCGTAGCGTGCTCGATGTGCGGCATCTAGTTGGCGATACAGAAAGACGTCAATGCCTTTGGCTTCCTTCATCGCCTCGGCACCCGCCTGGCTGAAGAACTTCTCGTCGCCGAGCGTGTCAAGAAACTGTCGCGTACCGACAGGATCAGGCGTGTAGCCAAACCGTGCGTCAATGGCGTCAGCCGTGCGGCGAGTGGCACGCTCGACCAGCACGCCGAGAATCGCCATGACGACGACGAACGATACGGCAGACAGTGACCAGCGATCAGCGCGTGACATCGGCAGCAGCCCTCGACAGGTCACGGAGTGCCGACACCCACGCCGCACGGCTCTCTGGCGTCACAGGACCGCCAGATGAGCCCACAGCGTCGTCTAAGAACTTATGGATGGCTTCTTTGGCGTGCGGCTGCCGGGCACCAATCGACTCGCCACGGCATCGCATCTCACGGGCTGCGATCCTCAACTCGTCAAACGCCACGCCCGTCTTAAGCCGCTGGTCGTGTTGCCCGTCGTACTCGATGCAATCTGCGAGTTCTGAGCACAAGGCGGACAGGACACTGGCGTCCGAGGCGGCGCGCTCACCGATAAATTTTCCCTTGAGCGTGAACGCATCCGGCGGCACCGGGGCAGGGGATGGCTGCGGTGCTTGCCGCTGCGGCGCGAACGCAATCGCCGCAGCCACGAGCAACGCCACCGCTGCAACGTGCTTGCCGTCAAACGTCGGCCACTTCGCCGTGGCGATGAACGCCTTGAACTTCTCTGCGATCTGCTGCCCAGCGAGAGCATAGACCGCGACGGCAACAAGCAGTGCTGTAATCACGGCTTCCTCAGTAGGGGCAGGAGAATCTCGATAGTCCCGGCAGCGATAGCGATGACGAGTGCGCGAGCGGCTGGCCTGACGAAGTACCAAAACGGGTACATGGCGACCGGCACGCACAGCACGGCGACCGAGTCGAAAAGCACGCCGACAGCCTCAAGCACGATGGCTCGCTTCTCCTCGCCCGTCAGCGTTTTCGTTGTGTCTAGCGTCTCGACAGCCAGCCGCACGAGAGCGGCGACGAGACAGCCGAACTCCGTGAGCGTCAGCCCGTCTTTCGCAGCAACCTTGGCGGTGACGAGAAACGCCGACACCTTCTGCGAGATGTCATTGAACGGCGCAGCGGCAGCAAGTGGAGCGTCGGCAACCATGCCGCCAGAGTAGGCGGGATGGGTGGTGAGTCAGACCG